GTTCAATTAAATCATAATCGCATATATCATATTGATAGTTACTTGCTTTATCATTCCAATAAAATACTTCGTGGCACTCTGCAGATTCATTATCTATGCAAATTACATCATGGCCTAATTCAATTAGTTTATCTACAATATTAGAACCTATAAATCCTGCCCCACCTGTTACCAATGATTTCATGCATGAATCCTTACTTCTTCTTTATTAAAAAAGTTTCTATAAAAATTATTTCTTTGTTTCATATTTTCTATTTCATTTCTAAATTTTTTTCTATAGGTCTCTCTTAATTCATGACCATATTTTAATATCATATTGTCATCTGTTATTTCTGCATAATATAAAACTTCTTCTATAGTTTTACTTATTTTATTATTTAATTGACAATAACTTTCTATTCTTTCTTTATGTTCTTCATCAGCATTATAGCCCATATTATCATAATAACCCATTTTTTCAAAAACCTCTTTATTAAAAAATCCATGTGCAAAATTTATAACTGGTTGAAATTGTCTACTATGCCAAGATGGTGGTTTATTTCCTATTCTAAGAACATGATCTTGAACACTTATGATATTGTCATCTGAAGAAAATGTTTTCATAACTTTTTCAAATCTATCTTGTTGTGAAAAATCATCTGCGTCGTGTATTGTGTATATGTCAAACTCACCAGACTCCATAAATTTTATTCCTATATTTTTAGAATAATAACATCCAATATTTGTTTGATTACTTACAACTGTAACACGATCATCATATAAAAATTTATTTGCCTCTTCTAAAGAATTATCAGTTGATCCATCGTTAATAATAACAAGAGAAAAATTATTATATGTTTGTTCAAGTATACTGTTTACTGCTCTCTTTAAAAGTCTGGCTTCGTTATATACTGGAAGACATACTAATATTTTTTTTTCATTTAGTTTCATTTTATTGCATCCTCCATGTTATAAAAATTTCTATAAAAATTATTTTTTAATGTCATTTCTTTAATTTCTTCTTTAAATTTTTTCCAATATGGTTTTCTAAATTCCCAATCATATTTTAAAATCATATTATCTCCAACCATTTCAGCATAATATAATGTTTCATGTGATAATTTAAATATATTTGGACTATTTATTTTACAAAATGCTTCTACTCTAGCCCAATATTCTGAATCTGAACTGCAATAAAAATTGTCAAAATATCCTAATTTATTAAAAACTTTTTTATTAAAAAATGCATGTGCTTCTGATGGCCAAAGTGGTTCAAACCATTCTGGTATATTGTTACCAATTCTCATTTCTGTTGGTTTTACTGCTATTAAATTTTCATCTTCTTCAAACATTTTTATAATTTTTTCAAATCTTGTGGAATCTGAAAAGTCATCTGCATCATGTATTGTGTATAGATCAAAATCATTAGATTCCATAAATCTTAGTCCTACATTTTTAGAATAGTAACATCCTATATTTGTTTCATTGTTTACAATATTTACTCTTTTATCATACAAAAATTTTTTTGCAATTTCTAAAGAATTATCTGTTGAGCCATCATTAACTATAACTAAAGAAAAATTTTTATATGTTTGATTTAATATACTATTAATGGATCTTTCAACATATTTTTCTTTATTATATAAAGCCATTACTACTAATAATTTTTTCATAAAATTGCCAAGTAGTTGGTGAGGGCATATTCTGCCCCCACCACCAACCGATTACTTCTTTGGCGCTGCTTTCTTACGTGCAGGTGCCTTCTTTACTGTAGCCTTCTTAAGTACAACATCAACTTCCTTAGCGTCTGGCAAAATTCCAAATGCCTTATCATTAGGGTTGATTGCTCTAATTGCTACTGGTGCAACTGCAGCCAATAGTGAGTATGCGAGTGTCTTAGGATCTGTTACCCCAGACATGTATAGTGCAAGTGCTGCACCAAGAACTGATCGTCCGTATGATGCTAGTAGTGCTTTTAGTTGTTCTGTATTCATATTATTCCTCCTAGGATATTATTTTTATTAGTATAGCATAGCCAGCCCATAAACCAACTATTCCTGCGACTCCCGCAAAAACTGGTGGTGCTGGTACTGGCAATTTGAATGCTGCGAATACTACGCCACATCCAAAACCTGTTATTGTTGACATAATCATATCTTTCATTTTCCCTCTTCTTCTGGTAGCAATTTTTTTAATTCTTTATATGATTTTGATATTTGCTTTAAAGCAATATGATCTGGAGATGTATTAGATAAGACCTCTCCATATGAATCAAAATATTCTATGTGATGATCAACATTTGAAACAAAAGAAGTTAAACCATTTTGAACATCTTCAATATATTGATAAGCCCAATCACGAGAATCTGAAAGAAATTTAATAAAGTTTTCTTTATGAACTATCTCATCTTCTTGTTTAAGAATTCCATTTGATTTTGTAATATCAATATATTCTTGCATAACTTTGTTCTCAATAAAAAGTTTTGATAAATCTTTTGAAACTTTTTTTAGTTGATAAAAAACAGAATAGTAGGATATTGCAAAAGAAAATGATAATACAATAAAAACAACCAATAAAATATTTTTTATCATACAGCAACCTGCTGCGGTATCATAAGTTCACATCTTGTACATAAATCATATGCTGATCCTGTATAAGGACATGTTCCAGCACCTACAAGATTATGACCTTTAAAAGCACAAATAGATTTTAATAAAATAAACTTAATCACTTTAAAGCCTCTCTAGTAACCAATACGATTGCCCCATTTTCCTCTAATGCTTTCTTTAATTTTACCACATACTGAAGTGCTTGTATCTTTTCATCATGAAACATATTTTTAAATTTTAGTTCATCTAATTTTATTGTAAGAAAATGTTCATTATCTATAAGTTCTACACTAAATCCTTTTGGAGGATTTACACTATGAAATGCTTTTCTCATATCATTTGTATACATTTTTTCTCCACAATCATTATAGGTTATACCCAAAAAAGTTAGCAACTTCTCCAACATTTTTTACTACATCATCTATTTGACTACTATTTAATTCTTTTTTCCATCTACCAGTACCATCAAAAAGTGGTTGCTTTACTTGCCAAGCCCTTCTTATTTTATGATTACTAATATTATTTTTAGAAAACTTATCTATTTCATCAGTATCTTTTGGGTTTTCTATCTCATACCAGTTTGGATCTCTTCCATCAGTATTTTTTGGATTTTCCACTCCATACCAATTAGGTGCATATTTATAATATTGCAACATTTCTTCATCAAAATTTATGTCTATATATTTACAAATATCAATAAAGGTTTCTTCAAAGTTATTTACAATATTTTCATATTTGACCAAATAACCAAATGAATAAAACTTTTTTATATAATCAAAATCTTTTTTAAGCCTATCAATTGATTTGTCCCAATTTTCAAATCTAGTATAAAATGATGCAGCAACATCTCTGGGATCTCTTATATTAAATATAAACTTGGTATCTGGATATTGTTTTTTTATTTTATCTACAACATATATATGATTTGGAGTTTTTTCTACTACCATTGTTTTTTTATCTGAATAATTATTAAAAATAAAATTATTAATATCATATTGTTTATCAATAAACATTCTTGTTTCAACTGGAATTAACAATGAATTTTTATGGGCACCCAGGACAGTTGCTGTAAGAGTAGTTCCTGAATGACCACAACCAGAAATAGAAATTAATTTTAAATTATTTAATAATTTATTTTCCACAAATCATTCCATTGTTAATGCTTGCCATGTATTTGCCCAGTCTTGTTTTGACTTATGTCTATTAAATTCTCTAGATATACTGCCTAATTCTAAGAAAACTCCACCCCATACGCCGTATTCTTTGCCAGATACACCGTTAGCAAAACAATGTTTTGATACAGGACACCTTTGACACATAGAATCTATAATTGGTCTTACATTTAAATCATCTTCATATTTTTCAAAAAAAAGATTAGTATCTAAATCAAGACATGCAGCATCGTCTTTCCACAAGTGCTGTTTCATTAATTACCATACTTATTTGGAATGTCCCAACCATCTCGATTGACAGTAAAAATTTTTTGAATATACCAGTTATCCTTTACACGAACACCCATAGGGGATGTTTTTGCAATATCTGATCTTTTACGTTCAACAACATCCCAACCAATCCAAGATAGTTCTTTGTTTTTCTTAACTATTTGTTCCATTTTACTTAATGATTTAATTATCATGATACCCCTTTATTAATAACGGAAAATTCCAACTTCAACATTTTTAGATTCTGCAAAAGTTGTAAGTTTAGATACTGACTCTTTAGGCTTGCTAAGAAATGCAAAATAGTTTA